AACATCTCGGCATAGTCACCACCACTTGAACTGTAAGAACCATCAGCATGAGTTGTGCCATCACCATCAATTCTAAATTCTCTATCTGAACCATTGCTAGAGAAACATGACAAAAATACCCAGTTGCCTGCATTCGAAGCTCTTAGTGCTATAAAATTCACTATATCAGATGAAAGACTGGCATTTGTAGAATCAATAACAAGATTTACATTATCTATTGAAGAGCGAAACTCGTGAAATGTACTTGTCGCTCCTCTATAACTTCCAATATTTCCATGTTTAACAAAACCTTGTGCAATTCTCATTCTTTCTTGAATAGCTCCATCATCAGTAGCAGTAAAAAATCTTAATTTACCTGCAAAAGCATCTCCTGTTCCTACTGAAGCCATTGGTGATATTAAAGCAATAGATTGATTTGATGTTGCACTATCACTTAAAGTAAATTCAATTCTATTTGAAGATGTGTCTGAACTTACATTTGAACCTGAAAAATCTCTATGTAAAACTAAACCTGAAGCACCATCTGTATTTGTAATTTGTAATCCATTACCAGAAGAAGGTGTAGCTCCTATACCAACTCTGTCATTTCCACCATCAACAAATAACATATTTGCATTACCATTTGATTCAACACGAAAATCTACGTCTGCACTATCTTCGTTAAAGACTGCACCACCTGATAATATTTTTGCTGTATCACTTGCTCTTGTCATTTATTACTCCTATATAGCCGATATGATAAAGGCTAGTAATTCACTGTATCTTACACCTAATCTAGTTTTTTCAATTGCGTCTTTTGGTGCTTCTTCTTTTATGTGAAAATTTACAGTTCTTGTTTGTTCTTTACCATTATCATCTATATACTTTTCATCTACATACCACCAAGTATCAGAACAAAACATTGCATACTTACTTGCATCTAAACCTTCTGCTTTAAAAGCATCTTCAAGGTCTTGTGCTATGATACCAAAGTGAGTTCTCGCATCATCACCTTTTTCTGCAACCTTATCTTTCCATCTATATTTTCTCATAAGACCTTTACAAGCTACAGCAACTCTTTTTTCTGCATCAGTAAGTTCCTCTATGTCTTGTTTTTCATTTCTATCAGAAGTTTCTATTGAACCATTAGTTGCTCGTATATCATCAAATCTATTTGAAGCTGCACCTACGTCATTTTGCCCATCTGTATCAGAACCACCATCTCTTGGAATTAATCCTCCAGTCCCAAAGCCGATACCAAACCTTCCAGAACCACCATCTATGCTCAATTGAGAAGATGCAACAGCAATACTTCCTACAGCAGTGTTGTCTTTTCTAAACTCAACAATAGTGCCGTCATTTGTTTCTCTGTTCAAAAATAAAGCAATGTTACCATCTCTAGTAAAAGAAGCAAACCCACTAGAGCCAAGAGTTATACCTGCAACTTCTGCTCCAGTACTAGTTTTACCCACCAACACGTTGCCACTAGAATCTACCCTTGCTCTCTCACTACCCCCAGTTTCAATTGTTACTGTATCAGCACTAGGAAACCTTATAGCTGTGTTGGTATCTCCACTATGTATTATTTTATCTGGAATAGTTAAATCGCCACTTAATGTAGTAGCACCTGTGACCCCTAGTGTACCTGCCATTGTAACATTGCCACTAAACGTACCCCCTGCACTCTGACTAACTGCATCTGGTACAGAAAACACATCGTAAACTACCATTTCAACTATATCATTCAAACTCGCTGCCTGAACTAGCACAACAGTTGTGCCTGTAGTTGCAGTGTAGTCATCTCCCGGAACAAGTAATATTCCGTTTTGATATACATCCATGTACAAGCTATCTGTGTAGGTTAGTGTTAAACCATTAGCATCAGCACTGCTAAAAGTTTGTTGACCTGCAGTGGCTTGATATTGGAATCTGTTTCTAACACCCCTAGAAGGTGACTTGCCTATATATGCCATTATGCTAAATCTCCGTGTATTGTGCAGTTTTGGTCACTACCAGAGTTTCCTGCTGTATCTGCTATGAAACTCTCAATTTTAAAAAGTGATGTTCCTTTTTCATATACTACTGCCAATCGGTTAGCAACTGTACCTGCAATATCGCAAGATGCTACGGAAGAATAACCTATGTTAGCCATGTTATTTGTAAAATTACAAGTATTGTCACCATCTCCGTTGTCTGTAAAATTTGTGAAATTAAATTTATCTTCTTCAACAGCACTTGTGTCAAGACTGCCTACCCATGCTTTTGCCAACCCTTGTTGTAGATTAGTCGTAGCTGTGCCTTCTCCTGCAATCGCAGAAGCAGAACCTATGCCTTCATTTATAATTTTAGTTAAAGCCATTAACTACTCCTATACGTATGGACTGTCACCTAATACACTTGTATCCCAAGCAGCCTTGAGTTTAGCTATAGTGTCTGCATCTGTAATTGCTTTCGCAGCAGGTGCATCTCTAAGTGCTTTCTTCTTTGTTATACTTGCAGATTGAGCAGAGCTGTCACCTGCTTCAAGTGCTTTCATGTACACTACATCTTCTTCTTCAAGTAAAGGCTTTCTTACTTCCCTTATCTTGTCTTTAAATATATTTTTAGCTGTTGCTAAATCTTCTGTAATAGTCTTCCCTGATATTACCCAAGCATTTCTGAAATGCCTGTCAGATGGTTTGGTGGCATCTGAAGCAGATATCCTGTTGCCATCTTTATCTACGATTGTTGTTGCCATTAGTTTCTCCTTTAAGCGGCTTCTTCATTATGCGTGGTTAGTTCTTCATTAATTCTCCAAGCATTTCGCCACACTCTCGTGCTTGGTAACTGTGACTTAGTACAAATAAGCATACGTGGCTTGTTGGCTTTATCGTAGTCTTGCCATACGTGCTTTGGTATGCTTTTCATAATAAGATATTCTACTGCCTGTTCTTCTGTCATTGCTTCAATGGGTTTAGTATTATGTAACAAGTAACCTCTTGTATGCTTTACAAAGTCAGGCTTTGCTTCATCTTTAGCAAGTTCCCAATAAACTTCTACAGGTGGTAGTATCCCACCTTGCAATGCACAAGCCATCCAATTAGGGTCAGGATGTGTAATCTTTGCAGGTGAATCAGGTTCTTTGGGGTCTTCCCATACAATACAATATTCTGTTCTGTACGGCTCTAACTTATCTTTTGCCCAACACAATCTATCCCAAAGATGTGTGCCTTGAAATTCTGGTGTTTCTATTGTCATGCAAGATCTCCGTGTGCTACTGCTTGTTGATTTTCTTCGTCAGCCATTGCTAAAGAAGTTCCATTATATACATTCTGACTAGTTCTTGCAGTCGTGTCAGCAGATGAGATACTGCTTCTGTTTTTATCTGTGGCTGCCATACTACCTGATGCATTAGGACTACAGGCTGAAGTTACAGTATAATGTACAGAAGACATATTGTTAGTAAAATTTCCATACATACTGCCTGAGTCTCTATCTGTAACATCTGTAATATTTAAATTGTTATCTAAAATATTACTATTTACTTGGTCAAAAATATACCAAGCCTTCGCACTACCATTTACAACATAATCTGTATCCACAGACTTAGCTGTGCCTGTTATCTGTCCACTTGTTGATAATGTATCAAATGCTATTGTTCCGTTTGCCATTATGCTAAATCTCCGTGTGCTGTGACAGAATGAGCAGTACTATCTACCGAACCTGCATCAGAAGTTTCGACAGATAAAGTATCCGTTGCTGCACTTGTGCCAAGTTCAGTAACATTTCTACGTCTGTCTGTACTATTTCCCATACCAACTATAGCATAATTAGTACTACTAAAAGGATTAACTAAACTATAAGTATACTTACCTGTACTTACGTCATTTTCACCATCCATATTAAAGGAATCTAGCCTACTGGCATTACTTGCTGCCTTTACCCAAGCCTTACACAACCCTTGCTGAATATCTGTTTGTGCTGAACCCTCACCTCTGATAGTCAAAGAGTTTGCACTTGCACTCACCACAGGTGTTGAACCAATAGTTAAGTTTGTTGAGGTAGACTTACCTGTAATTGTATCTACTGATAACGTACTCATGCTAAGTCTCCGTGTATTGTAATACAATTGAAATCTAAATCAGTTGCAGAAAAACTTGTGTTAAACCCCCCAAATGCAACAGATGAAGTTGAAGGTGCTTGAGTACCTCCTCTCATACCTATAACCCTGTTACCTCCACCAGTAAGTTCTCCACATGATGATGTGCAATTATAATTAGCATTATTCATATTACTAGTGTAAGTTATTTGTCCAATACCTGCTGTTGTTGATATGTCTGCAAAATCTGACACATTAAAACTGTCAGTTTGTGCGGCAGTTCCTGACATACTATATCTTGTAAAGACTTTTGCTAAACCTTGTTGTAAATTGGTTGTGGTATTCCCACCTTCACTTTTAACAGAACCTGTAAAACCTGCGTTACCACGACCTGTTATATTGTCTACTTTTAAACTACTCATAATACTGCCAACCTTCCACCACTATTTACAGTCAATGTAATGCCACTATTAACTGTAAGGTCACCTGTAACATTTGCATTCTCTGTAGCAAGTATCGTTATGTTTGTAGATAAAGTTTGTGCGTTAAGTCTAAACATACCACCATTCTTAAAGTTACCTTTATTCTCTGCTGCAGGTGTTACATTTCCTGCTGCTAGTCCAAGAAAATATACAAAGACATTACCTGTTCCTGCAGGAGGGATCTCACTTGAAGCAAAAGTAAGAGTTGTGCCATCAGGCACAGTGTACTTAGAACTGTCTTGCACAACACCATCTACTGACACAATTATTGATTGCACATTAGATATTGTTCTACCTAAATTAAATGTATCTGTTGAACCATTGCCATCAAATCTTACAACTGCAGGTAAAGATTGAAAGTTGGCAGGTACGTCATTTCCTATGTATGCCATTTTATCTCCTACTCGCTAATTGCATCTACAAAACTAACCCAACAATTTAAAGAAGCATCAGTATCAGACTGAACTTTAAGTTCGTCTCCATTTTGTAATATTATTTTACTTCCAGAGTCTATAAGTTCCAAAGCACTACCAACAGGTATTGGTGCTGATTTTATTAAATAACAATTTAAATCACTGCCACCTGCTGCTGCTGTCTCTATAAAAACATCAACGGTTATTTGTGCTGTATGTATATTTGCTAGTCTTATACTAACAATAGCATCATCAGAGTTTGAGGTAACTACTGTTCTTGCAGTAGTTCCTATGTTTATATCACTCGTGCTATCTGATGCTACTGCTCTTTCAAAATCTTGTGCCATGTTTTACTCCTATAAAGCTATCGCCATTGCTGTAGCAAATCCTTTTGTTGCAGAACTTCCTGCTGCATATGTTTTAAGTGCAGAAGCTGCTACTTTTCTGTTAGTACCACCTGCTCCATTATCAATAATAAATAAATCAGCATCAGCTATTGCTTCACCTATATCTGTAGCACCATCTATATCTAATGCAGTCAACGCTACTTTATTTGCTGTTGATATAGTATCTAATTTAGTATCTGCTATCGCAGCACTAGATTTAATATCAGCGTTTACAATATTAGTGATAGTGTTGTTGTCAGAATCTATAGATTTATTAGTCAGTGTATCTGTAGTAGCTTTACCAACTAACGTATCTGTAGCAGACGGTAAAGTTAGTGTAGCATCTGCTGTAGATGCAGGTCCAATAAGTGTTACCTTATTTGTACCATTATCACTATCTTCAAAGAACTCTAAAAATCCTGCACTAGTTGCACCATTTTTTAACTGCACACCTGCATTAGCTATCGGAGTTGTTAAAGTTTTGTTAGTGAGTGTTTGTGAACCTGATAACGTGGCTACAGTTGAGTCTATTGCAAAAGTAACAGCATTACCACTTCCACTTGTATCAATGCCAGTGCCACCTGTAAATGTAAGTGTTTCACTATCTAAATCAATACTTAATGCACCACCACTATCAGCTTGAAAGTCCAAATCCTCTGCAGTTATTTGTGTATCAACATAATCTTTTACTGCAGCAGAAGTTGGAATAGTTGTATCATTATCATTAGATCCTATGCCCTCTGATTCTAAAACAATTGCAGATGCTTTAAAGTTATCTACTTCAATGTTAGATACAGTGTTGTTATCTACATCTATTGTTTTATTGGTTAGTGTATCAGTTGTAGCTCTACCGACCAGTGTATCTGTTGAAGTAGGAAGTGTTAATGTGCCTGTATTGCTAATACTGCTTATTACAGGTGTTGTAAGAGTTTTATTTGTAAGTGTTTGTGAACCTGCTAACGTAGTCACAGTGGAATCTATTGCAAAAGTAACAGTATTGCCACTACCAGATGTGTCTATACCTGTACCACCAGTGAATGTTAAAGTTTCGCTATCTAAGTCGATGCTCAACGCACCACCACTATCAGCTTGGAAATCTAAATCTTCAGCAGTTAATTGAGTATCAACGTAAGCTTTTACAGATTGTTGTGTAGGAACAAGTGTAGCACTGTTGGAAGCCATATTATCTTCATCAACAAATGCTGTAATGGTTATTGCACCATCAGATAAACTTCCGTACGTAAGTGTACCTGATACATCTGCATTACCGTTTATATCAATAGTGGTTGCAGCAATTTGTACTTCAGTATCTGCAACAATGTCTAATTGTCCATCTGTACTGGAATTGATGTGTATAGCTGTATCTCTGAAAAATAATTTTTCATCAGATGATATGATTATGTCATCAGTAAATTGAAATCTGTCAGCATCATGTATCCATTTTATTTCACCGTCATCAGCACTAGTATTAAATGAAATTGTTATGTCGGAATCTGCTCCACTTCCAAAAGTTAAATTACTACCAAACAGTTTAGTGATTGGGCCGCCATCACCTGCAGTTGAACCATCGTGAGTGTGTCCATTTGATACATTAAACGCTGATACTAACGCATCAAATTCACTGTTACTTTGGGCCGCAGTTATCACGTCTCCGTCAGAATATGACGATTGTCTAGCTGAGTATCCTGCCATCTATCTTCTTGCTCCTAACTGATATTCTAATTGAAATCCTTTTAGTGAATATGGTGCAGTTGTTCCCCCATCGTTCACTCGTAAAGCTACTGCAAATCCAGACCCTTCCACTGGCTGTCTTACAAGAGGTTGTGATGCACCACCGTATGTTCCCGGAACAGACGAACTTGATCCGTATGTAGTAGTTCCATATATAGCTGCTATGTCTCCTGAATCCAGTGGGTAAGCAGCAGGTCGTGCTGAATCTTTACTTTCGTAATCGTATCTAACAAATAAGTCTGCATCAATTGATGATTCAGGAGCAAAGTTCACTATTACCCTTTGCATGTTTTTTCGTATCCCCGGATCGTTCATTGTAAGATCTGGACTACGATATCTTCCGTTTATAGCTGTACCATCAAAATCGTTACCTGATTCTTGTCTGTATACAAATCCATCTCCTGATCCGTGTATTGCTATAACATCTCCTGAAGATACAAATGTGTCTGTTGACGTTGGTCTTATGCCTTTGATCTCTGCAAACTCAAACTGTTGTCCTCTAAGAACACATATAACTCCTTCAGTTGCATTTTCACCTGATGTACTTTTTGTAAAAAATATTCTATACTGTGTTTTGTTCGGTATCACTATAGATGTAAAACTATCTGAATCCGATAAGTTGGCATCAAATAAACTTTGCACGTTAGAACTTATTGTGCCTAACTCAACGTCACCAATTCTTGCAGTACCTGCAATGGTACGTAATCCGTCAGGGCCTAAGAAAATAAGGTCACCTGCAAATTCCTGTATAGTCTGTCCGTTTACACAACCTATGTTTCTTGTAACTGGTTTCATAGCAAAGTTAGCTTGAGACGAACCTGTTAGTTGAAATATTTTATTTTCACAAAATATAAACAAATTATCACGGAATACTTTGAGTCCTGTTATAGTATCGTCAACTCTTATACTGCCACCACCTACTGCTGCAGAAAAATTATCTTCGTCAAAAGGCACGCTAAATACTATTTCTTGTTTGTTTGCAGACATGCCTGCATAAAACATATGATCTTTAAATGCTGTAACAAATTTAGCACCTGCTACTGCAGGTGGAAATAAGTCCTGTACAATAGCACCTACTTCGTGATCTGCAGCAACACTACTATTTCTTGCTCTTGTTACACTTGCAAATGTAGTAGATGTTTTACTTCCGTAGGTGAATTGCTCACCACCTATAAGTATAGATCCTGAACTAGCAAATTGAGATGTGTCATCCACTGTAATAGTACCTGAACCTGACATACCTGTGCCTGATGTTATTGCTACAAGTAAAGTTGTGGCTTGTCCAGTTCCTGTGCTACTAGGTGATACATTTGTTTTAGTAAAATCAGTTTTAAATACTGTGGGTGCATTTGCACCATCCACAACGACTAGCTTGTCATCACCATCAAAATTAAATCTTTCAAAATCGTATGTGCCTGCACTACTTCTACCAGTATCTCGCTCTGTCCAACTTGATCCACCCGGAGTGGCACTAAATATTTTTTCACCTCTCGCTGCAACAACAGTTGATCCAAATGTTGCAACCATAAGCACTTCTTCAGTTGATGCACTCGTCTGTGGTACAACGGCTGTGACGTATTTGCTGAAGCCAGTTATTCTTCTGTAGCCACCCTCGATGTCAGGTTCAAAGTTAAGAAGCTCAAGTGCTTGACCGGGTTTCATTATAAATGTAGATTGGTTGAGGAC